GAATTAGATGAAGATGAAGGTATTTATATGGATAACAAGCATCGACTATATTGTTCAAAAGCTTGTTTATTAGAACTTAATAGTGAAGTCTTTTTCGATTTAGAAGATGCTATAGATGCTTCGAAAGAAGGGTAAATATGAATATAGAAAAGGAATATTACTGTGATAACTGCGGCAAGAAATTAAAACTTTATGGACAAGTTTATACGCATATAGATAATACACTACTCTTTTGTTCTCCAACATGTCTTATAAATTATGAATGTTCTGCATTTAGAACATTAGATGAGGCCAAAAAGTATTTAGTCCAGCGTGGCTATAAAAATGCTATGAATGAAAAGATTCCATGTACCGAGTGCGAAAAAGAATTAAAAGCAAACCAACCTGTGTTTAAAGATTTAGATGACTATATTTATTGTTCCCCTGAGTGCCTTTTACTTTACTCATATTCTTATAAAGAAACATTAAACGATGTTTTAACTGAAATAGAGAGATATAGAATTTAACCATTAAAAATAGGAGAAAAAACAATGCAAATTATGATTTCTGAAGAAGCAGTTAAAAAAGCTGTTCAACAAGAATATTTCAATAAAAGAGAAGCAAGCAATTACTTAGGTATAAGCATGCAAACATTTAAAACTTGGCGTGAGAAATTCAAAATCCCTTATCAAAGTATTGATGGAATGATTCTCTTTGCAAGAAAAGATTTGGAAACATTTATGAATGAACATAAAAGATAAGCATGAAAAAAAGCTCACGGAATAGTGAGCTTGGAGGGTAAATAAATGAATAAATCTTGGGTACTATATATAACCCTGTTAATTATAGCACTTACAGTGCTTATATTATCTGGTCCCGAGTTCTTACCTGGGACGTATTAAAAATGTTTACATTGCTAATTTTTTATATATCAGCTGTACTTATCATTTTAGCAGCAGGGCTAGAAAATATCCAGCTTTTATATATGGCATTACCACTTTACATCTATTGTTTATGGAGGTTTACGACTTATGAGTGAGGAAACAAAAGCAAAACTATTTTTTAGCAGTAACGCAATGATTGATAGAAGAGATGACATTTTTAAAGGCCGAGATTTTCTATCCAAAATTATGAAACACATTTTAGATACGGAGGAGTGAAAATGTATAAAGTTTACTTCCCTGATCCAGATGATTATACGTACGTTGGATATCAGGGGAATATTCCTGACTTTACTAGTTTAATTCTAAATCGGTTTATAGATATTGGAGAAAACAATTTTCTTTTAGAATTCAGCTTTCCTTCAATTTCTGACTTTATCCAGTTTGTCTGGGATAACTCGATGGATTTAGAAGGAGCATTCAAAGATTTAGCAGAAGAAGTTTATGAGGTAGTTGAAGTAAATGGATAAAGAAATTTTAAAACTGTGTACAGATTATAAACAACAGCTTGTAGCTGATGCTTTAAAACAAAAAACATACGGACAAGCATTGAAATATTTAAAGAATTTACATTATGACTTTGATGGCAATTTTAGAGCTACGCTTCCTGAACAGATTCTTGGATTACTTAACTCTGTTATAGATGAAGCAATTATCGAAGTACGAATGAAAGCATACAAGCAATTAATTGATGGAGATGATGAATCATCGAAACCGAAGCATTAAAACAAGCATATATAGCGTTTAAAGATGAACTTAATCTATTTACATTTAGTCATTTTAAAACGCTAGGGAGCGTTTATTTTAGCAAATATGCGCCAACTTCAATGATGTTTATTTATAAAGACAAAGAAAACACTTTAGAAATTAATGCTTGTATTTTCAAAATGAAGATTGATGATAGGAGACCCCTGAAAGTATGGCTAAACGGAAAATTACTTACAAAGAATTAGCTAATGTTGTTAATAAATTTCATCATCTAACTTCTTTAAGTCACCGCTTTATGGTTATAAATAATGATTTTTTATACAAGAACTACGGTGATGAAGATATAAAAATCACTATCGATTCCAATTGGAATATGAATGACTGTGATTTATATATTTTAGAAGCTTTAGCTAAAAGTAATTTTGAGTTTTATAACTTTTACGATACAAATTGTTGGCCTAAACCTGAGTTATTTGAATTTTTTAAAGATATTGAATTTAATGGGCAGAAATTCGTAAAAGATGGTCGATTTTTAAGACTAGAAAATGGACCTGATGTGATGTTAACTCCAGATTTTAGAATTACAAAATCTACAAGATTAACCTGGCCTGATAAGAATGAATTAGAACTAATACTTTGGAAGAAATTCGTGTGTTTAAACTTCGAGATTATCAATTAAAAACTATTAATAAAATTTATGACTCAATAAAAAGCGGTCACAAAAAGATTATAGTACAGCAACCACCTAGAACTGGAAAGACTGTAATTATGGCAGAAATAGCCCGTAGAACGACTTTAAAAGGTAATAGGCTATTATTCCTAATCCATCGAAAAGAAGTCTTAGAACAGGCAATAAACACTTTTAAGCAGCAAGAAGTGGATATGGAATTGGCTACCATGGGTATGGTTCAAACGTTATATCGAAAAGTTAATCGATTGCCTGAACCTCAACTAATTCTTATAGATGAAGCACATCATGCTGCAGCTAAAACATATCAAACTATTCTTAATGCTTTTCCTAATGCTTTTGTTCTTTTATTTACTGCAACGCCGATTAGAACAGGAAAAAAGCAGTTAGACCAAGTTGCAGATGACATTATTGTAGGAGAATCCATTAAAAATCTTATATCTCAAGGATATTTAGCTAATTTTAAGTACTTCGCTAGAAAAGATGTTGATACGAAAAAACTTAAAAAATCATCTACTGGTGATTTTACTAATGCTTCTATGGAAGAAGCTGTTTCAACAAAAATCTATGGTCATGTTTTAGACAACTACCTAAGAATTGCTAAAGGCAAACAGGCTGTAGTGTTCACCTATTCAGTTGAATCAGCTAAAAGAATTGCTAAGCAATTTAATTCAGCAGGTATTACAGCTGAAGAATTAGATGGAAATACTGATACTGCTACTAGAGAATCAATCGTTAACGATTTTAGAAATAAAAAAATAACTATTTTGGTTAACGTAAATCTTTTTACCGAAGGTGTGGACTTACCAGATGTTGACTGTGTAATTATGACACGACCTACAGCAAGTCTGGCACTATACTTACAGTTCTCAATGCGATGCTTAAATCCTAGAAAAGGTAAAACAGCCATCATCATAGACCATGTTGGTAATTATGAACGCTTTGGTTTACCTAACAGCGAAAGAGATTGGCGTACAGCTATTGTTACTAAAGATAAGAAAACTAAAAAGAAACAACAAAATAATTCTTTATCAATTGTACAGTGTGATTTCTGTTTTAGAGTCTTTGAGAGGAGTGATGTAAAGAATGGAACCTGCCCTGGGTGCGGAAATCCAATTAAAGTGAGAAAAGCACCTGAGGTAACGAACGACCAACTTCAAGAAGTCATTCAGGATAGAAAGAATTTGGTCGAAAAAATTATTTCTGATAACACAAAACTTGCAATAGCTGGTAAAAAGCTTTCAGAACTTCATACATATAAAGAACTTAAAGCTTATGCAGATTTACATGGCTATCGTCCAGGTTGGATTTTTTATCAGTTAAAAAATAGAAAGCGAGGACATTAATTTGGGTATTCTACCTAAAGACGAAATTATTCAACCAAAAAGTGAACCACATAACTTCTTTATTTACGGGGCGCCACTGGCTGGAAAGTCGTTTTTTGCAAGTCACTTTCCACACCCTCTTATCTTAAATACTGATGGGAATGCACTTCAGCAATCGGCCCCTTCAATTCAAATTAGAAATATCAGAAGTGGTAATTCTAATAAACCACTCAAACAATCTGCTATTGAACAGTTAACAAATATCATTACTGAATTAGAAACTACCGACCATACTTATAAAACGCTGGTTGTAGATGTAATTGATGATATTTGCGTCATGATGGAACAAGCTATCTGCTTAGAAGCTGGAGTAACCTCACTTTCTGATTTAGGTTATGGTCGTGGATATGCAATGTTTAATAGTGCATTACAACAATTTGTTGTAGATCTTAAAGCTTTACCGATGGATATCATTTTTATCAGTCGTGAGCTAGAAGAATCTGAAATGGGGAGTTCAGTAGCTCCTACACTCAAACCCTCGCTTAAGAAAAAATACTACAACATTGTAGCAGGAAATTGCGATGTAGTTATTCACTTGCGAAAGTTAGGACCTAACACTTACTTACGTAAGGTTGATGATAAGCGAATGAATTATAAACCAGAAAATATATCAAACGAACGGGTTTTACAGCTTTTAGAAAGCTGCCGTGGAATGTTTTCAAAATAAAAAAAGATTAAGGAGATTATATTTATGTCATTAAAAGATGTTTTTGCAAGCTTAAAAGATTTTGACCCAAAGAAGGATAAGGTAGGCGGTAATAGTGCATTACCTGCTGGTAAGTACTATGTATCACTTTCAGGCGTTACTCATCAAGCTAAGAATGACCGTGAATTTGTTATGTTTACCTTTGAAGTTTTAGATGGTGATTTTGCTGGTAGAAAAGAAAATGTTTTCCCTTCACTTGAACTAGTAACTTCTACTGGTAAGCCTATGCCTGACTTTGTCTTAGAACGTTCAATTAAAACCATCATGAAAATTGCTTCAGTAATTGGTTTTGAATTCGATAAACGAATTTTTGCAGGCCTTGAAGACGATGTAACTAATGTTTATGAAGAAATTCAACAAGCATTTAGCTCACACTTAGGCAAGACTTTAACTCTTGAAATCATTGAAAGCAGAAATAAAAAGGACCCTGACCATCCTTACCGCAATTACGACTTCTATGAAGCTGAACAACCTACTACACCTGAAGCAATTGAAGATCCTTTTGCAGATAATCCAGGTAGTGAAGAAGAAATTGATGAATCTAAAATTCCATTTTAAAAATGCAAAATTTAGTTAATTATGCTAAGAGCTATGCTGAACACGGTTTTTCAGTAATTCCAATTGGAAATGATAAAAGACCTCTTATAAAGTTTGCTAATAAACCTGCTCTTACTGTAGATGAAATTGAAGCAATCTGGAAACGTTATCCCTTTGCTAAAATCGCTCTCAAAACTGAACAGTTTTTTGTAGTCGATGTTGATAGACATCATAGTGAAGCAGATGGCTTAGAGTCTATCAAAGATTTAAATCATGATGAGTGGTTTAAAGATACGCTAACTGAAATTACGGCTCATGGTGGATATCACTTTTACTTTAGGAAACCTAAAAATGAAGAGATTACTCAAAATATTGGTTGGCTACCTGGAGTAGATATTAAAGCACACGTTAATAATTACGTCGTATGTGCGCCTTCAGCAGGCTATAAGTGGCTTAATCATAAACCGATGAAAGACGCTCCAGAAGAGCTTATAAAGGCTATTAATAAAAATAAAAAGCAGGAGAATTTATCATTAGATCAAATTGATAACATTCGATTTTCTGGCAAAAGTCAAACTGCTATCCTTTTTGAACAAATTGTCGATGGACTAGGTGAAACTGGCGGAAGAAATAATGCTCTTGCTGCTTTTATGGGCGGACTTTTATATCGGAATGTAGACCCTGAAAAAGCTGTGAAGCTGGCTATCTTAGCAAATGATGCAACAGAAGATAAGTTAAGTAGCGACGAACTTATTAGAACCGTTCAATCAATGATTGATAAGGATATTAGAAGGAGAGAAGGTGGTTGAGCTGGATAAAAAAGACGATAAAAAGGTTATCGAACTTAAAAATACTGATAAACTTCGTAAATTACAGGAACAACCGAAATATAGTTATTCTCTTCCTTTTCTTGTTAATGAAAAAACGGGCATTATTAAGAAAAATTCCATCTATAACATCATTATGATTCTTAGTAACGATAAGCTACTAAAAGATACTTTTCAATTTAACGAGTACACTGAAGCAGTTGATGTAATGAAAGATATTAAAGATCTTAATATTGAAAAAGGTCAATTAAAAGATGTTTATATTTCTCTTATCGCTGCTTATATCGAAACTCAAGGGGCTTACTCAAATATTCTTTTTGATGACCAGAAAATACGCTCAGCAATTAGCGTTTATGCTTCAAGTCATTCTTATAATCCTATCAAAGATTACTTTAACGAGGCTTTTAAAAAATGGGATGGTAAGCCTAGACTCCAAAATCTTTTACCTGATTTTTTAGGAGCAGAACCTGGAGATTTAACTTTACTCATCACTAGGCAATTCTTAGTTGGTGCGATTGCTAAAACTTTTAACCCTATGACTAAATTCGATATGGTGCTTGATTTAGTTGGTGGACAGGGAGTTGGTAAAACAACATTTCTAAAAAATCTAGCTCCACTTGGTTACTACACTGACCAGTTTGCTAGTTTCTCATCGAAAGATGATTTCGCAGTTATGAAAAATGCAGTTATTGTTAACGATGATGAGCTAACAGCTTCACATAATTCTTCTTTTGAAGAACTCAAGAAGTTTGTCACTATGCAAGAATTCGAATATCGCAAGGCATATGGTCATACTGCTGAAAAATTTCATAAAAAATTCGTTATGTCTCGTACTACTAATGAACGATATTATCTTAAAGATTTAACTGGTTCTCGTAGATTTATGCCTATTTTAGCTGATAAGGCTAATCGAAAGAAAAACGCAGTAACAGATATGCCACCTGAATTTGTTCAGCAAATCTGGGGAGAAGCAATGGCACTCTATAAATCTGGTGATTTTAGTTTCGCTCTAACATCTGAGGAAGAGGTGGAGTTGGAGTCTAAAAGAACTAAGTTTAATTATGTTGATGCTTTTGAAGATAAATTAGCTGATGTTTTAGAATCAGATGATTTTAGATATGCGAACTTTATAACGAATGATAAGTTGGCAGACGCTTTAGGGTTGGATCTTTTGAAAAATAGAAAAGCAGCTCGTAAATTACAAAGCTTGATGTTAGATCGATTTAAATGGTCTAGAAAAGTTAAAAAAATAGGTGGAAAAACAGCTCGAGGATACGCAAGAAGTTCTCAAACGTTACACTAGTGTAACTTACTGTAACTTAGTGTAACCGCCTAGAGTCCCAAGGTATTAGAGGTTATTTGTATAGTGAAAAAGGTTACACTATAGTGTAACCTATCTCAGCCCTTGGGCCACAAGGCTTTATACATAGTATAAATACATAGTTACACTAATATATATATAAAATATATATAACTATAACTAGTACTAACAATTACTGGAGTAGTTTAGAACAATATAGTTGAATTTTAGTGTAACCGTAGTTTTTTTAGTTCAATCTCTTGGGAGAGTAAGCGAGAGGTGCGGTTACACTAGTGTAACCTTAAAATTGGTCTATAGGTTCTATATTGTTGCTAGAGTAAGTGCGAATGAGGTTACACTACTGGATTGGTTACTGTAAATTTAGTGTAACCTTTATAAGAATAATATATGCGGTGGGAGGGTAGGTATAGTTAATTATGGACAGTGAACATTTAATTCAACAAAAAATACAACTTTATATAACTCAAAACAATTTAGGCTGCTGTTTTCGTGCAAATGTAGGCAGCGTTAAACAAGCAGATGGAAGATGGTTTTCTACTGGGCTACCTAATGGCTATCCAGATTTACATGGTACACGCTGGATTGATAACCAGTCGTACTTTATTGAAGTTAAATCTCCTACAGGTAAAATTCGTGACGACCAAATGCGGTTTCATCAATTCTTGATGCAACACAATGTAATTCACGGTATTGCTCGTAGTGTTGATGATGCAAAAATGATAATTCAGGGAGGCCTTGTAGGATATGGTTATCCAGATATGGAGATTGAATGATGTCGATTTTATTACGTGAAATTTGTTTGGATAAAGAAACTGAAAGAGTTAAAGAATTTAAAACTTGGGATCAGATAGATTTTTTTCTTGGCCAGTTTGACGGCTATTCTTGGCTAAGTCGTAGAAGTGTTTTACGTTCACAGGATTCAGTACCATATTTTATTTGGAAAATTGATGATGAAATTATTCCTCATGTTTTTAATCGAAGAGCAATTATTTTAAACGTAAAAAAAGCTCACTCTACTCATCATCGAGATAGATCTGAAATTGTTAAGTGTTTAAATAAGCTAAATAAAAAATACAGAAGCTTTATGCAGATACCAGTTGGAGATAAAGACTTTGACCATTTAAAAGATTTACTAAGGCTTTACGAAAGAAGAAGGTGATTTTATTTTACCTGGAAAGAATTTAATGCATATGCTTCATTATCCTGATTCTAAAGGCTATACCTTTGATGGGGTACGGCTTTATACTGAAAACTTTGGATTAATTTATGAAGCTAAAAAAATTGATGAATCAATTGTAATTAAGTTGGTAAGTAATCTATTTAAAGCAGAAAGCTTTGAATGGCGCTCACCATATCATTACACGATTAATAAAAGGCCCATAGTGGTTCGTGAAGTAGATAATGGACTGAATGTATGGGCTAATGAGAAATTTGTAAAGAGAATTAGGGTCTAAGAAATAATGAAATATAGATATACTGATGTACATATGATAAACGATATACACATAATTCTTGATGAACCATGGGAACATTTTAGAATGTTAAATTTGGAACGTTTTCATAAATTTAGAAAAGTAAATGGAGATGAAGTTGTTATTAATGGCAATCAAATAATAATGGCTTCTGCATTTAAATTGGAGGATTAACAATGCAAATTATACCTAACAAAGCAATTATTAATGATTATTTGATTGAATATTACGCACCTGAAACAGTCGTGTGGAAAAGTGACTATGATTTAACTATTGAGTTTAATAAAAATGAAAGAATTTTCATTACATTTGATGAATTTGACTTAAATGCATCAGTAGTAAATGTTATTTTTGAACCTAATGGAGAATGCGAAAATTCTGATGACATTATAGACGGCTTAAATAAGTTAAGAAAAAAGTCTGGAATCGATTATATAAATATTAAAACTACTTTTCGTAATTTTTGGGATGAAAACAAACCTAATTTTCAAAGACATTATGAATATTTGAAATCAGTTATGGAAGATAATAAAAGTTACGTTAAAGATGAATTGTCCAGATTTCTTGATAGATATGGTAATGATATCCATAAGATTTTGCCCGATTTTAGTCTGAATAAAGAAGACTGGGGATATAACTTAAATGAAGATTATTACTATTTAGTTGATGCATATACGCTTAAATTTAAGCCCACTGAGGTGGAATTACGTGATATTGAAGATAATTTCATTACCAGTTTTGAGTGGGGGAATTGTGATGAATGAGTTTTTAAAAGATAAGGGTAAAGCAATTCAAGAAGTTTTCCCAGATTTTAGCATCGATATAAAAGATTGGTATTTTGATGATTTTTATGATTGGTATGTTATGTGTGGAACTGGATATTGTCTATCATTTGGAGCCGATATGGTTACTTTAAGAAATGAAAACGGGCAATTTATAACCACTATTAATTGGAGTGAGAATGATGAGTAATGAACGCCTTTTTCTATTTAAATTTTTATCAGTTTATTCTATGCCACTTAGTATTGTTTTAGATAAATGGGATTTTGATATCGCTAGTGATGTAAAAAAGTGGGCTGTTATGGAATACGGAAATAGTATTTCCTTTTTAAACGGTAGAGTTCCTTACGTCATTTATTGCACAACTGAAGGGGTATGGATTAATCATGACAATAATCAATTGCTATTTTCTTGGCAAAAATTAAAATCGTTTCAAATTCCTAATTTATTCGAAGAGGATTAACAAATATTGGAGGAATAATGTATCCTGAAAAAATTAAAAAACGACTTAAAAAGCAACTTATGGAAGATATTCCTGAAGATGCTAGGAATATTACTTTCATATTCAATAAATATGA